AACTACCATCCCCCAGCCATATATCAGTGCATTTGGCCAGACACTCTATACTTTCCCCTGAACAAGCATATGCAATGTGGGTGGATTATCAATGGGGTGCGGCGATGCCAGATGAATATGCAGATGGCCACAAAGATGGTTTTATTGGTGGTATATTCTGGCTTATGAGAGAGGGGTATATTGAGATAACTGAAAAGGGTAAAAGTGTTAAACCAATAAAACAAAGCCAACTATGACAACAAAAGAAGAACTGGACAAGGCGATTGAATACTATGAGGATATGCTTAATCAAAACGTCCCATTGGATATGGAAGAACGTACCGCCCTCACCATCCTCACCCGTTACAGGGACGGAGAGCTGGCGGAGAAAGATAAACGAAATATTTGTCAGTGTGGACAAAACAGCTTGCCGTATGAGGCAACACATAGTTTTACATGCTGTAGCAGATGTGGTAACCCCACCAACTAACCAAACAGAGAAGTCATGAAAACCATAACGATACCGGAATACATTTTTGATAATCTTGCTGAGTCTATTCGACTAACTTGTAACATACACGCCTGCCGAAAAAGAGAAACAGCCTACGATAGACAGGTCGAGTATTCGGAGCGATTGACTAAATGGATAAAGGAAGGACAAATTGGCGATCCTCCATTATACGTGGCTGGCAGTCTATCCACCGCCCTACGCATTAAAGATAAACCATAAACCAAACGACCTATGGACAATTTTCAAATATTAGTACAATCAGCAGGTAAAGAAGACTTTAAGCTGGCCATGAAAATAGCATTCGGATCGCGTAAAAAAGCGATAGGATTTAGAGTGACCGAATCTAAAGGATTGATTCTCTATTGGTCAAAAACCGAAAAGAAAGAGTTTCAAGCGCTTCCATACGAAATGGATTGCGATCAGGCGATTGAATTTTGTTGGGGGTGGGTTCAGGCGAATAAACCAAAAAATGCTCAGCCTGACCATGACGGAGATAACGACAAAGGTTTTATTGTGTACAATGAGTCCTGGGGCCATGTTGATGGGGACTGGCAAGCCTTTGTTGCAATAGATGTTATATGGGCTATGTACGGAAAGTAAACCAAACGACCTATGGAAATTGAACAAAAAGAGAGTAAAGAAGAAACACTGAAACGTTTTGGGGTTTACCACGTTGACGGAGCAGAATACAATGTATATGAGGATGTATTTTTCAAAGAGATTGCCAAACTCGAAGCGGAGATCAAGGCTTTGAGGGAGATACTTACCCAGATCAGTGCATGGTTATCCTTCAATACTAATCCAAGTACAGAGGAACTTGCTGAGATGAAAAAGTCTATCGACCAACTCCTAACCAAAAATGAGGGCTAACAGACATGGGAAAGACCTATCCTGAATGGAGCAAGAAAAGAGGGGCTATGGTAAAATTTACCAAAGACCTGTTTGCAAAAGGCGGTAAAAGAAGACTCGCGCTATCTGGCGATAAGGCTTATGTATTATCTCAAACAGAAAGAAAAGACAGGACAATATCCGTTCAGCCAATGGGCAGATACTACTGCATTCATGCGGCCCCCATAGAGATACTTGAGCCAATGAATTTGGACGTAAGGAACGTTGAAGTAAAAGATTTATAAACGATTGAGACATGGGAAAGACTGAAACCGAAATTTGCTACTTCATCGAACACAAGGAAACCCGCGAATGGTGGGCAGGTCAGGATGAGGAAACAGATACTCCTATTTGGACGAAAGACCCTTTACGGGCGTGGGCTTTTGAGGATGATACGATGGCAAGTATCAGGGCGTGGGCTTACAAACTTGGAGAGATTACAGAGATAACCGAACACATATTTTATGGGAAAGACTGAAAGGAAGGAGCGAATTAAGATGCCACGCGATAGCAATGGTGAGTGGTTTAACAAGCTAAATATTCTCGCTCAACACTACGGACTTAAACCCAATCGCGTTAGGTCGCTTACGATTGACCTAATGGACCACCAAAACTGGACAGCAGTAACAAGGGCCAGAAAAGTAATTGATACTGAATACCGAAAAGCCCTACACCTGACTCGGCCCCCGTATTCCAGAGTATAAACATAAACGTAAGGTCAAAGCCTGATAAATCCTGGTTGAATATCAGGGTGTAGGCTGAAATCCCAAACCCCTTAGCACAAAACTCAATTCCTTAGTATCTGTGGCTTTATAGGATCGCCCATGTTAAACGATCTAAGGTCTGGCGGTGTCTGGGAGGGGTCAGGATTTGGAGGGCTTAAAACGAAAGTAATTTAGCCCAGTTTAGCCCAGTCAGAAATCAGGCTGATTTAAGGGGTCAGTAAAATAAATATCATTGAATTGTGTTGCAAATATCAAAGAGGGTTGTATCTTTGAGTCATCAAACACAAACAAAAAAAGCCATGAAAAAGCCCGTATTAGCCCAAGAAACCGCCTTAGCTGTACAAATTATTGATGAAAAATTTGTTAGCCCGGTGTTTACTCTTGCTGAAGCCTCAAATTTTACAAAGGCAATCAGGGATTCCATTATTGAGGATGGTGGCGAAAACATATCTGGTGCGTTGGTTTACCATCCGATTAAAGGACTTGTGGCGTGGGTAAGCCCTAATGGCAGGGTATGGCATGCAGATAATGCAGATGCCATTCATGCGGGCAACCTTGTCGAGTTTACAAAAAGAGAATTGTCTCAGAATTTTAATATTGTATTTGCATGAAAGTTTTAGTGGCGTGTGAGGAAAGCCAAGCGGTATGTATCGCATTCCGTGACCAAGGCCATAAAGCGTATTCATGCGACCTATTGCCCTGTTCTGGCGGTCATCCGGAGTGGCATTTACAAGGAGATGTATTATGTTTTTTGACCGGTGGTGATTGGGATTTAGTGATCGCCTTCCCTCCGTGTACTCATTTGGCCGTAAGCGGGGCGCGACACTTCGAGCAAAAACGGGCCGACGGAAGGCAACAGGAGGCAATAGAGTTTTTCATGATGTTTACTAAATTGGAGTGTAAATGGGCGATTGAAAACCCCATCGGCATCATGTCAACCCATTACCGTAAGCCCGACCAGATCATCCAACCTTGGCAGTTTGGACACGGTGAAACAAAGGCCACCTGTTTATGGCTTAACGGATTGCCAAAGCTGGAACCGACAAACATAGTCGAAGGCAGGGAGCAAAGAATTTGGAAGATGGCCCCAAGCCCCGACAGAGCAAAGGAACGCAGTAAAACTTTTGCCGGGATAGCGCAAGCAATGGCCAATCAATGGTCTGAAAGAGTACCCGTTAGAATATGAGCAAGCGAGGTGGTAAACGTCCCGGAGCAGGGCGACCAAAGAAAGAGCCGACCGTTACAATACGGGTTCCGGTTTCTAAGGTTGAGGTGATTCAGAAACTTATCGCGTCACCCTCCAAACCACAGCAACCAAAACAACCAGGGCCAGACACCCCGCAATGAATCCGGGCCAGAATCGGTCTTTGCACTCTATTTTTTCGACTACTGCGGTGCGCTCCCTCCACTTTATCACCGTGTCTGGACAGTCGATTTTCTGAATCAGGGTATCATGTTTCCACCTCTGGACGACCTTTATTTTGTCCTGAAACAGCGTAATTGTAGTATCACGGAAATGATGGATATTTTGAGTTATCACAGTTGAATCCCCTTTAATGGTCAGGGTACGGTCCCGGTAAATCGTGTCAGCCGTAACCTTTGCCCCTTTAGCTTTGGCCCGGTCGATCAGTCGCTGGGCTTTGCGTAAGTCGTGGGAGACTCCACAGGAGTAGAAAAGGATTGCAAGTAGAAGTATTTTTTTCATAGATTTGTGTTGTTCTTTAGATGGCAGAATTATTGCGTAAATCGGTGGGAAGCTGGACCACAAACACACCGTAAGCACTTGTTGAAAGCAGTGGGCGAAAAATCAGTTGGTTGTATGTATAAAGTCATACTCTAAAGAACAAAAGCCATCTTAACGGGTGGCTTTTTCATTTACATAAGCCGTACACATCCCAAAGAAATCCTCCTCGGTGAAGAACCTACGCCTCGAATAGCGTAACATCCGCAACCCCGTTCTTTTGTGTCGTAATCGCGTAACCCGTGTTGTGTCTGCCATAAGGTGAATATTTGGGTCTTGTGTTACATAGGCAAGGATTTGTCCACGCCTTTCCTACCGTGTCATCAATATTTGTTCTTACCACCTGATCTTTGTAGTGGAAATGGTTAACCAAAATCTTTACGTCCATCTTTTTCGAGTACGTTTGCCACCACGTCAGGATATTCTGGGCCAAGTTCTTAGCGGATCCAGCCCCGGCTTTTTCGTGTCCGTGAAGGATTGACAGGTCACCAAATCGACACTCCTGTAAACCGTGTACCGTCTTGATTCCAAGTTCGGAGAATCCCAAAAACGCCTCCAAGGTTACTTGTTCCTCTATCTTATCTGAAACCTCTTTAGGGTATCTGCTGGATTCCTCGGCAAGTTTCCGACTTAGCCAGTTGTCATGGTTCCCACTTTTGAAGTACACCGTATCGTATTGCTTTCTGAAAGCCTCTAACAGTTGACGGATAACCCGAAATTCTTCTTTGAGCATCGGAGCGTCTTTGTCTTTGGCCCATCGGGAAAGCCAGGTATTATCCAAAAGGTCGCCATTGATGTAGGCTGTTTTGATTCCTTTGGTTTCCTCTAACATGGTTTCTATGGCCAGTTTGTCCATGTAGCACCCGTGAATGTCTCCAAAGACCACCATTTCAGTAATACCCGAAGGAATGATAAATGGAGTCTGCCAGCTTAAATCTTCTTTGGACTGAATTTCAATTTCGAGGTCAACCGCAAATATTGTTTTAGCCCTTCGTGAGTTCCAACCGTTGGACCTTGTTACGGTGCGAATAGTTCCCCTCCAATTATCAATGTTTCCTAAATCCGGGTAGCGGTTTGATAGTTCCCGTGCCAATGTCCTTTTCCACCCCTGAGCCGAATTGATCTTATTCGGGTCGATTTGTTTAATGTACTGTTCTGCGATCTTAGTTCTTGGGCTTGCCAGTTTACTTTCTGATCGGTCTAACATAATTAGGATTTTGGTTCATCTTTCTTTGGATCAATCTTGAGTTTGTAGAAACCCGCAACCTCCCGGCCAATGGTTCCTACCCCAATAGTAATCAGGGCATAGATTGGATTCCCTGTGACGATGACGGAAACAGACACGGCATCCGAGAGCCTTGCAAGTGCAGAAAACCAGTAGGCTATTTCCTCGTCAGTATCGAATAGTTGTTTTAAACTCATATTCCGAGAGTCTTTTTTGCTAATGCAAAGTATTTCTGTCGGTCCTCAAGATTTGTCAGCCCGCCGTTGATTCTCCGGGTGATTCTGAGGAAGTCCATAACATCGGCCAAATCGTTTAGTTTCCTGGAATCCCAGAACCATCCAGCCGAAAGGGAAGCGTACACCGGACCCTCTAAAAGTTCAGGGTGATTGATTAAATCCGCTCCAAGTGCTTTACTCAATGCTCCGTAGTTTGTCCGGCCTGTAATCTGAATGAGTCCACGGCCTTTGAATTTCACGCCGTCTCCCGGTTCAATATTTCCAAGGTCTTTGCGGCCTTCGTAAGCCTGACCTGTTGCAAGTTCTTTCACGTATTTCAAACAGCCCGATTCGTGCGCCAGTTGAGCGAGGAAACACGCCATCCGTTGGGGGGTGTTTATTTGGTATTTGTCCATCGTCTCGTTAAGCGGCTGGCAGAACTTTTCAAGGTTCTCACCGCTTGCGTATGGCATTATTTGGTGGAGTTGTTCTTTAGATAGCATCACTTCTGGTTAAGCTGTTTAGCAAGTTCCTCGAAATAATCATCGTCCTTGCTCATCTTGGTAAGCATTTGAAGGAGTACGTTTGACATAAGCCGTTGATCTTTGGCCAGTTCCTTTTGGTTGTTATTGATACGGACAAGAGTCTGAATAGCGAAATATCCGACAATCGCCCCTAATACAGTCAGAACCCATTGAGCCGAAATCCCACCCGCCGCGTCAATCTGTGCCAGAATCATTTTTGTCTCCTCCATTTGTTATTGCAATTATTTTGTTTCTGATCTGATGAATGAGTTTCAGATTATCCCCCATTCTGTACTGAGATTCGTTTTTTTTTGAACCTCCACTATGTTCTTCAATTCAAATAGTTCGCGTTGCCTGGATTCGAGTCTTTTCAGGGACTCGTTTTCCAGGTAAATCCCTCGCCCGACAAGTAGTAAAATCACGACTGCCAGAGCCGTTAAAAGTTCAGTGTTCATCGGTGTACTCTTTTAGTAGTGCCAAACAAAATGCCGTTATACCCACCGTATTCATGGAGACAGGAACCAACCCTAAGTGAAACCATACCGAATTGGCCGTAAGGAAGAAATCAACCATTTCCAGAATTTCCCAAATGAGAAAGACGAACATTGGCAGACTCCGAATGTATTGGTAAAGCAAAAGGCTTAGGATTATAACCTTCGCGTGATGCTTCCCGGTAAACCATATCCACGCCTGCAAAAACATTTGATTGTCTTTGAATAGGAATCCAACCATAGCGGTGCTATCGTCACGAATGACCATGAACAGCAGTCCAAGAAGGGACGCTATTAATAACGTCTTATGGCTATCCCGATTCATTTACAGGGTGGTTGACCGGGGCCGCCGCAAGGGTTAGCCGGTTTGCCAGATTGGAAATAAACTATCCTTGTCTCGCTCATTTCAGCCGCCCACGCTAATATTTCAGGTGAAGGGTTTGAGGATTGGATGTAAATAGGCTGATAAGTTTCAGGCTCTTTACAGTTGCATTTCTTTTTCTTTGCCATATTATGATACTATTGATCCGAAATAAGTTGCGATTTTAGCGTAACCACTTGCCAAAGGATGAACACCATCTGCCGCCGTGTCTGATGCTCCGTAAACTCCCGATTGATCAACACACGTAAGGCCATTGGTTGCCGCTACTTCTTTAGTAGCCGTGATAAATGATTGCCAGCGCGTGTCGTTTGCCGGGGTTACCGTTATGCCTCCCCAGGGGTTTGTCCATCCGTTTTGATAGAATCCTGTCTGTAAAATAATATTAGAGGCACTCCACCCGCGAGCAATCGCTAAATCTATAATTGTTTGGTACTGTGTTTTGAATAGGGTTGTCGTATAGTTACCGGTGTTATATCCGCAGTCATTTACCCCGTATGAGATGATGAAATACTTATCGAATGATGTTTTTGTCGGAACCCTGGTTGTGCGGTTGTCGTATAGGTTCCCCGCAATTACAGTGGTTGCGCTTTCAAGTGGAGTACCGGGAATTGCCTGATTAATTGCTCTATAACCTTTAGCGGCACAGAAAAGGTTAACCCAATTGTTTGTAATGTTGGATGTACCGTCGTAGCCTATTGTGATTGAATCGCCCTCAAAATAGCAGTTGAAGCAATGGCGGTTTGTGAGGTAAGTATTTAGGTTGGTAATTTCTGTTGAGTTTATGGCCCTTGTCACAATTCCTGCACTACAAGTAATTCCCGCGAGAAAAGAACCAACGCGGGAGCCAATCTTAAAAGCAGAACTGGCCCCGTTTTCGGATGCTGCCGGTATTGTCCCGGTGTAACTAAGAGTCTGCAAAACTCCGTTCTTGTATAATTTTAATCGGTTTGAGTTTCCGGTTTGTGTACCGTCGTAAACTAAAATGTAAATGTTGAACCCTGATGTACTTCCAGCAACTGATCCATAGGTAGTGCTTCCATTTGATACTACGTTGTAGGTAGTATTATCAGAGAAGGCGTTTAATTCTGTCAAGTTGTTTGTCGTTCCGTCGTCCTGAGCCATTACAGACCGTGTGCCCACCATGAATAGAGTAAACGCTGATGCATTCTGAATCTGTGTAATCTTTGATCTTGATAGCTTATTTGCCACACCGTCTAAAGTCCATCCCCACGCCGCATAGGTGGGCTTTGCCGTTCCGCTTGCTGTCAGGTTGAGTGCGTTACTTGACCTGTCCGTCCATTGTGAACCGTCGGAAGCCATGTAAGTAGCCCCAGAATCCCACCACGCTAAAAGGTTTGGGATTGTTAGTGGATAAGGTTGGCTTCCCCCCAAAAACCACATTGCTCTATTCAATGGCATACTAAGCGAAGTTTAGAATAGAGTTACCGTACAACTTTCCGTTTGAACAAATGAACCCTATGAAGTCCCGTTTGTTTTTTGTTTTCATATAACAGTGCTTACTCCGTTAAAAATTAATTCTTCCATGCTTCCCAGGATTCCATAGCACTCATGCCAGTAGGTCTTAGGACGAATCGTAAATTGCTCCTTTGTAGCGTTCCAGTAAATCGTGTTGTCTGTTGGTGAGTCGGTAAGAATTCCGGACTGGAAATCAAAAGTCAGGACCAGTGTTCCGTGAATTTTTTGGAATATCTTTATTCTGATGTCAGAGTATGAAGAAAGATTATATACTGATCCATCGGGATTCAATACATCAATCTGTTTGTGATGGATTGTCTTTCCTCTGTAATGCTCCAAATCCAGGCGACCGCCTTTGTATGTTTTAAACGCAGACACTGCACTTGATATAAAAGATGTCGAATTCTATTGCGTAGATCAGCCACTTAGCCTGATAGCGATCTCTGTATGAGTCAGAAAATTCTTCATTCCAGATTGCGTTACTGTCCCTGATTAGGGTCATTCCGTCACCCACGAAAGCGTTGTAGTAGTTGGTAGTCTCCCAGATATTAGGATATGCGTTGATGATGTCGTCAATCCGGTTATCGTTTTCCATCTTGACAAATACCACTGTCCTAACCCTCTGTTGGTTCTGTCTGACGGGAGATTTCCCAAATGACAAATCAGGCCGTTCATCAGGGGATCCGCCCAAGGCGCGGTGATACATCAAAACATCAAACCTATCATCCGGGGCAGCCTTGGTTGCTTGTCTTTCAACCGTTGCGGGATACTTATCATTGGTATCTTCTACCAATCGACAAAGCCCGAATTGTTTGGCCTCCGTGATACAGTTTTTGATTTGAGTGTCGATATAATCGATCAACTCAACCATTACCAAAAGATGTTAAATGTTGCGGCCCCTTTAGCCCGAATATTCCGCTTGCTGGCATCAGCAATGTTTGTATTAGCCCCATCCGGACCTTCTGGTGAAGCGGTGTGGAACCATTTGTCTCCTACTGTTGAGTATGTTTGAGCCGTAACTCCATCAAGGGTTGGGTTGTTTGGAGAGTCCCCAACAAGTGTTTGGACTGATCCAGACACCAGGATAAAAAAGAACGTATGCCGTCCTGCTACCTTGTGGTTACCGTCCTCATCAATGTAGTAAGGAACTATTGCTTCCTCTGTTGCGGTCGTCGTTACGAGCGAACCGTTTAATGCCTTTATCATAACTTATTAATTTCATATTCAACTACCTGTAAAAAGATTTGGTCCTCTCTTTCTGTCGTGCTGAAAATGTCCTTGTTATACTTCGTTTCGTTCCATTCCGCTTTATTAGCGTTGAACTCGTTAGTGAAACCTATACCAAATTCTTTCGGTCCCACTACCTGCGCGGTTAAATCCATCTGCATCTGATCGGTATTTCGCAGGTTCACGTATGACGATCCCTTACCGGTCAAACTTTTGTACTCCCTGTAACCACCTTTGAAATAGGTCTTTCCCGTATTTCTTGACTGTTTACTTTTTGATATTGAAATCGGCTTTGTGGAGTACGTTCCGATTTGTGCCTCTGTGGCTGACTTTCCATCTTGGAATATCCTTTTCTTTTGTGCGGCCAGTACTGTAGAAGTTGCCGCAAGGAATACCCGTTCAGTCTGTATCAGCTTATTGAGGTCATTGATTAAAACGTCGTAGCCATTAGCGGCCACAACTAGAACAACCCTTGCCGCCTCCTTTTTTGCTCATGGTAAATTTGATCTTGATCCCACTGAATTCTTACACATAAAACAAACCGGGTCTTCGCTCATTTTGATACTCTCTGTCGCCGAATCAAGCGCGGCCTGATAGTCGTCATTGAATACCTGCATGAGTTCTTTTGCCCTGTCTGCCGTTAAAATGCTAGTCTGGTTTGTTCGCTCTGTGGTGATCCTCTCTTTCATTGTATCAACACCCAGGCGATTAAGCAGGGCATACTGAAATAATGGGAGGTTCTCACAGATAAACTTGTCCATCGAGCAATACACCACGAACTTCACATTGAGTCCACCGGAATTGACCTGCTGAACATACCCACCCACGCCGTAGCAATCCCACGCACAAACTTTGTCTGGCGTGAAAATGTCGTTCATGTAATAGCGGTTCTTGGTCTGCTTTAGGCTGATCGACGAAGGGTTATAAGCCACAAAGAGTGTATTTTCCTCATAGTAGTCATACACCTGCACCGTGTTTCGTCCCGATACAATCGTTGCGTTGATCGTATTCAACAGTTCCCCGTTTTCGTCATCCTTGTAGATGTAGAATGTGCCAGTTCCTGCTGATTGGGCTAAAACGTCAATGGAAAGAATCTGAATCCTGGCATACTTGGGTAAGTAGAACCGGATTTTTACACCGGCGAGACTTGACCCAGAATTATAGGTTGTTAGAAACTCTGATGTTTCACGAGTATTCAGTTTTTTGTCAATGTGGAACCTTGTGGCAAGTTTACGCTGTACGTCAATCTTTAGGTTCCTTTGGGCCGTCTTATAGAGGTAATCAAAACAATCATTGAAATCATTGTGATCCTCCTTGGTGAGATCGTCCAAAAGGCTAACGGTACAACCTGCCAAGTCCGTGAAATAAAGCCCAGACTTGGAGGTTGTATCATTAGAAGCGGTGATATAACCGCTAAAGCACATTAGGATTGAGTTGCAACGAAGCCAAACACTCCCGTCATACCGGCCAGTTCATCCTCGCAAGCGTTTTGCGGAGAGAAGTCGGTTCCAAAGGCATCCGAACGGATAGCCTGGAACAGATCAGCCCACGCAGACACTTTGTAAGACCAAACTTTGTCGCATGTGTACTCAAAATCGAGGTCCCACTTCAATGCAGGGTACATTGGATCTTGAACCACAATCTGACGACGGGTAGGAGAATCAATGTTGATGTTAGTGTTCTCGTTGAACCACAGCAGGTGCAGGGCGTTAGGAGCCACAGACAGGAACTTATTGTTACCCAAAATCTGGCTGGTAGCCTGATCGAGGTAGAAAGCAGCACCGGCTTCTGCGATGGCAGAGTCGTAAGCCACACCAGGGGCGTTTGCGGCTGAATATTTAGACAGCATAAAGAATTTCTGCAATACACCGTCACCGATCAGCATAGGAACGCCACCCAATTGAGCATACTGATAATCCAAAAGAATGTCAGCATAGTTAGCAAAGAGCGGAGTTTGTGCGCCTGTATCGGTAGAAGTGGTCAACAGCTTCTTGGTCTTGTGACCGCCAGGGATGTTATCAGGATCACCGTTTTGGTGACGAGCGCGACCGATTGCCCCGTCAGCCTGAGCCAAGAGGTATTCGGCGATCTTTTCACGACCTGCACGCATGTCATTCAACAGATATTCCTGAATGAACTGTTGCGTGTCCTGGCAGATATTCACCATGTCAGAGTTAGAGAACGAACGAACTGGGCTTGAAAAGTGCTTGTTGATTGTTACATCAACAGAACTTTCCACCGGCTCGGCTCCTTCGGTACAGATAGAAGGAACGCTTGAATCAGTGAGCCATTCGCAAGGCTTAATACGGGTTTTGTAGTGAACCTTTGTTTTCACGTACTTTTTCCCGGCCTGCGTGTTGTTCAGATCGAGTTTAATGCCACCGTTTGACGGATCGAGCAACGCATCGAGAATACCTGTTTTGCGGCCAAGGTTGAACGGTGTATTCTGCTTGGTCAAATCGGACAACTGGCGTACAATCTTTGCGCAACCTCCAGCGAGGTCAACGAAAGGCGTTACGGCCATGATTGCAAAAGCGTCATTCGGAAAAAGAAAATATACTGCTACGAAAGCAAGGCCCAAAACCCAGTGCATAGGGTTGTTGGAAACCCGGATAAATTGTTTCATTGTTTGAAAAAAGGAAAAGAGAGAGTCGGCGTTAGATCAGACCTTTCTGAGCCGCGTCTTCCATCATCCGTGTACGGAGATCTTTTGGACCGTCAGTTGGAATCTGGATTTGCTTCTTTTGTGGTTGTTCTTTGCCGTTTGTGTTATCTCCTGCGGTACTTTTCTTGGTATAAGGTTCGTACTCTTTTTTCAGGAAATCATCTAAGGTAACCTTGTTGTTACCTTCAAAAACATCTGTTATTACCCCGTCCACGTTTTTACGCAGGTGGATAATCGATTGATCCTTTTCGTCGAATTCCAGTACGAAATTCTTCTTCAAGGAACTGATAGTAGAATCCGCTAAGAAATTCTTGTGCTTATCAGTTGCAAATTCAGGGGCCAACTCTATTCCAAACGCCTTATTTTTTAGCGCATAGTCGAGTTTGACTTCCTTTACCTTGCTCTGCAAATCTACGTCTTTTTGGGACACAGTTTCTTTCAACTGCTTGATCTCGCGTTGAAGCTCTTCTTCCTTCTTTCGTGCCGCCTCGCTGATCTTCGCTGTGTCCTGTGTTTTTGACAGGTTGTCGATTGCCTTTTCAAACAGTTCGAGTTTCAAAAGCGTATTAGGTTCAGCGTTGATAGCATCCTGATCTTCTTGTGAAAGTTTTGGGAAAATCTTTTTCAGCTTCACATCTACCGAATCAAAGACACGACCACGAGCGTCTTTGTTTACTTTATTCAGAATTTGTTCGTCTGTCAATGCCCGTTCCCTGGTCAGGAACACTTGCGAGAATTTCGCGGCTACATCGTCAGGAATTTCGATGTCCTTGAGTGCTGAGGCGGCTGTGAAAAGGTCCGCATCTTCTTTCTTACCAAAAAGCGGTGTTACCACCGGAAGTAACCATTCGTTTAATTTCATTGTGCTGTTTCGTTAATTTTTTCTACCAACTGTCTCATTTTCCACCGTCCGTCCGGTTTTTTGCCGAACTTTTCTTCGTACTGCTTTCGCAGTCCGTCAATTACGCCGGATGGTTCTGTTGGATTTGTAAATTCTGATAGTGTTGTTTGTGGATCATTTACCGCAACTACTGCACCGTTTTTTTTTTCGGTAATGGCCGCAGATTGTGCTGGCCGATTTACCTCTCTCCACTTCGTTGGATTTTGAAGTGCTGCCGAACGCGCACTAAAGTACCGTTGAATTGATGGGTCTGAGACCAGCTCCATCAAGACGCTGTCAGTCATAAAATGTATGGTTTAGTTAAAAAAATAATGGTGAATACCATTGTTGTCGATACAAATTTAGGTATAGATGCCTTTCGTTTTGGCTCGTCTCACTACCTCGTCAGGCACGACCAGTTCGGATACGTAGATAATCTGATGCAAACAGCGATACCCACCGGCGTAAATGAAGATGGTGCTTTCGGTAGTCCCCCGTCTTTTCCCCTGCCAGTCCAAATTTGCCCAGGCTGAAACCTCGTCCTTGTGGTAGTAGTTTCCGGCCCTTTCCACGCAGAATTCGCGGGAATCATCCATGATCCCACCGGAATAGACCACAAATTGAAGACCGACCTTTGTACTGATCGCCTCCTGAATTGCCCTGGAGTAGTTAAAAAGCGTGTCGGATACTATCTGCCCGGCGTAGGACTGTAATTTTCCTGCATATTTTTCGTCTCCGATCACAAAACCGCGTAATTGTTTGACCAAATCAGAGTAAGATGCCCCTGTATTTATGTTCTGGCTCATGATGTCCAGAATGGGTTTTTTGACTTGTGCCTCAAGCCCCTCGTTGGCTAAAAGCGACTCAAGTTGTCCTACTGTTTGTGTTTGCAGGTTCTTGATGTACTGAGCATCAACCGTGATTTGATCTTTGAGAAATGCGAAATAGGCCGTATTTGCTTCTGTGATTATTCTGATCTCGTCTGGGAGAGTATTTAGGTACTGATAATATCCAGACTCCTGAAATGCCTTTTCAAATGACACATTCGCTTTTGCCAGTAATGCCCTATTAGCCTGTGACTGCTTAATGGTCCCGTCAGGATTTAGGTCGAGTTTGGTTAACAGTATTTGTATCTTCTCAAATAGACCCTCCTGAGTGGCCGTAATTTGATTACCAAAAGACTTACTCACCCGCCGAATAGTCCCTTCAATCTTTGCCGATAGTTGATCTGGGGTCATTCTTTCCTTGAATTAGATGATGAAGATTCAGCGATATGTACCCCGTTTTTAGTCATGGTGGATTCTGCGGTATTTGTTCCGTTTTTTCTCTGTGTGGATTCAGATATGAAGGCCCTGTTTGGTGATGACGTGGCGTAGGAAATAGTTATTTGGGCCTTACTTTCTGTCGATGTAGATAATGCCGGTTTGAATGACGCGAAAGAATCAATGAGTGGCGCAAATCCTGAAATAATCACGGACCCTGTAGCAATTTCATACGATGAAATCAGGATTGAAACGGTAGGGGAAAATCCAGTAAGTATCAAACTACCTACACCTGCCGTAACTTGCTGATTTACTCCCAAAGACGCATTAAAACCACTTATAACAAGCGATCCTGTACCGGGTATTACTGACTGATTATTAGTGACCGAAACGGTTGGTGGCTGTCCTGTGACCGTTACGGACCCTGTATTTGGGACTATCGAACTGTTTAGGGTAGGGGCAAGTCCAGTAATCGTTAAAATTCCGGTTCCAGAAAGTGCGCTTTGATTATTGGTTACGGAAATTGTAGGACTTAGGCCAATGATGGTTAATGAACCTACGCCTGCGGTTACAAATTGGTTATTGGTGGCAGTTACAGCCGGGGCGATACCTGTAATGGTGATCGCTCCAACATTTGGAGTTACTACCTGAGAAACGGAAACCGTAGGGGCTTGTCCGGTTATTGTAATCGACCCTACATCCGGTGTGATGGTTGTATTTAGTGTGGCAGCGAATCCGGTTATTAAAACTGATCCAACGCCAGCCGTTATTCCACTGTTTATTAATGCAGCATCTTGCCAAAAATGGTCCCAAATTTGACCACGTTTGGTAAAGTTGCTCCAAATGGCATTTAGCCTCATTAATGGTCAGATTCTACGTAAACCCTGGCGATTGCGATTGCTGTAGTTGTTGCGGTGACGTTAGCGGTTCCATTACTCATGGTAATTTGTGGTCCCATCATCACAGTATTCCTGGGTACGTTGTTTGTTTCGGACGTGTCTACAACAGTTGTTCCCGAGTTTATATGATCCAATCTATAATAGATTGTTGAGTCGTTGGGCTTACAGTACATATAAAAATCATACCCCTGTCCTGCCCCATAAGTAAATCCAGAAATCGTTGTCTTGTGTGTTGTGGTGTTGTCGCGGGTAATAAACCACAAAACATTAGCTCCATCTGCCGTGTCGTGCGCTATACCGCAAAAATCACCCGTTGCGGCTGAAACGTCACCGGCTGTCATAGCTGTAGCCAAAGAAGTAAGGCCAACAAATAACCGTGTAGTATCTGCTGCCTTTAGTTCAATACCAAATCGACAAAAGAAAAAGAACCCACCCAATCCAGCGGCATTCCCCCTATAAAACTGCGGTAATCCCGCAGCCGTTGCAATTATGCCAAGTGTTTGGTTTGTTGTAGTTACAACGTTTGAATATTGGGTTCTATGAATTTGGGTGTAAACACCAGATGCTGGCGTTGGGTGCGAAACTGTGCCTCCGGCAGTCCATGATATTCCAAATGTTCCAAGTGTGGCTGTACCTCCGCTAGTTGATGATGTCGGGTAGTACATTACGATATTATTACCAAACAAGGCGGGTTGAATAGGATTATCAACCCCAGCAGGCCCCATGAATTTTAAAAGCATACGCCCCGCTACTGACCTACCCCATACACGTACAATTCCACTGCCTGGAGTAGATGGGTTAGATATGGCCTGATAGTCACTGTAGCCGGAATGAACGTCATTTAATTGAACAGATCCGGCTTGTACGGTTGTTGTGGACCACCCAATACCATCTTCGTAAACTGCACTGCCTCCTGATGAAATGGAATAATTTGGGGTTATTTGATTTGATGCAGACGTGCCCCCTCGATAAAGGGTAAATGTCTGATCAACCGTGTCGGTATTTACAACCGTGATGGTTTTTACAAAAGCTGTATTAGATGCCGGGACTGTGTAAATTGTCGTTGCCGAACTTGGAAGCTGACCCTGATAAAGGACCTTGTATGTTTCAGTGGATCCATTTAATTCCATACCAAAAATGGTAATGGTAAGCTTTGAGGCTGCGCTTGCAACCCCAGCTATTGTGTCAGCCGTTTGAAGTGTAAACATTAGTCAGTAGTTGCGCCCGATATTGTGAAGATTCCGCTTGCGTTCATTGTGATGGTAAGAGAGTTACCAGATGTAGTGGTAACGTCTGCCGGTGTAGTGTCTAAGAGACAAACACACAAAAGAGGCTTAACAATTGAGTTAACCGTAGCGTTTCGGTAAATCACCGCGTATCTGGCAACGATAGAACCGCCTGATGCAGTCCATGATCCAGTTCCGCTTGTGAATGTTGCCGTTCCGCTTGTTTGTGAATATGTTTCTGATGCTAAAGACGCGCCTCCGGTGGTATATCCGTTTCCGTTGGCTACTTCATTGGTTAAATCGCCATAAGTAGCTGTACCAACTGATAGGGTGTTACAGTTTGACGTACTTGTGAATAGGGCGATTTTCCAGTTGGTTGCATCGTCCAAGTCGTGTGTTCCGTTGGCCAGGTAAACTTTGGCCTGATCGTAAACTTTCCATTTTCCTGCTGCCATATTATTGTCTTAATACCGGTTTTCTGTCAAATTTTGCGTTTGTGCTATTGGGGTCTTGGTTTGCCATTTCAAGGGCTGCCGTGTCTATTGAAATGCGTGTTTTTTTCTTCACTTCTTCCGCATATTTCAAAAGGACCGCTTTTTGTTCGCTTGGCTTTTTATCGGCGAATGCTGCATCTTCCTCCATCGCCCGTTCGATGAATTCTTTGATGTTGTCATGAATGATCGCGGTCTCCTGGGTGATGGTTCCGTTAGATAGTTTCAGCGAAACATCTTCCGGGTTGACCTCTGCCAGTGGATCGAGCGAAAGTTCAAGATTGAGTCTTTCCAAAAGCTGTGGATTGGTCTGGAATTCCTTGTTCTGAATTTCTGCCTGCTTTACCTGTAGGTACGAGGAATTCAACTTGGCTTTCTTAGCCTCCGCGAATTGGTTTGTAAGCTCACTTGACGAATAGATGTCAAACTGTGTGGGCTTAACAATCTGTGGTTCGATTTCTTCCAGCTTGTTCGGGTCGGTGACTCCGAACATATACTTAGTGAAGAAGTAGTAAATATTTTGTAGGTGGATCTCAAACATCATGTCGGCTATCCTTTGCAGGAAGTCGTTCAATTCTGTCCGGTCCATTTCCTTGGCTTTACCTGATTGGTTAAGACCTATTTCGTTCATAACGTCCATATTCAAGGCCATCAAACCCTTTTTCAGGTTGTTTTCTGCCTTTTCTTCCAGCATTTTGGTAGCATCCGTAGGGACGGATATGTAACCAACCCCAGGTACTGAAATCTGGTTGTTTTCGTCGTTGAACTTGTCTCGGTTGATTAGGTGAGTCTCGTATGGGCTTGTCGCTGATTTGTAGCCCGTACCCTTACACCCAGGACACTTGTGCTTGGTCTGCCCGTTCCAGATATACCCTCCGTTACAAGGGTATCGACCAGTTCCATCATCCTCAACGTATTCGCACTCGTCGGCTACTTCCCATTTCTGGGGCCACAGGTGCATTCTGTACGCTCCTGTAACGTCTGAATGGTCGTTGATTGCCTCATTCCAGAACGGTACTGCGGCATGGAAAAACGACTCATAAATCGCGCTTTCGTCGTCCTCGCTCTTGTCGTCTTTCTCGTAGTCTCCGGCGATTGAGTCCTCGGCTTCTTCTGAATACTCACCACCCAAATACCAGAATGGTAATTCCCCGAAATTATGGACGTACTCTGCAATGGGCACAAGTTCCGGGTTTGTGCCGCCTTTCTGATCGATGGAAAACTTGTAAATCCCTACTTTATCGGCATAGGTAAAATACCAACGTTTAATGAGTTGGCCCGATTGAGTCTTGTCTTCTTCGTAGTCGTCAAAAAGAAGGGCATACTCATCGTTAATCAGGTACACATTTTTTGAGTGATAGCAGGTTGCGATAGGTTGCACCCTGTCGCTTCCCTTAATCATGTACTTGTACGGCTGAACTAAAATAATCGCATTAGGGTCCGCGATCATCTTTTTGAGGATGTAGTTAGCCAGGTAGTTTACCACGCTGTTAAATCGCGGGTACTTCTCCAGGGTGTACTTCTTCAGTTCCTGTGAATTCTTATCGTCTTTGAAATGGACAGCCCAAAGCCCTGAATCGAAAATCTTGTGGGTAATCGAAAGGGCTTTTTTGCAGACTGATTGTGTAATTGGTTCGTATGAATCCAGCCGGTATTTGGTAATTGCCGGATCTTCACGCGGACGGACTCTTTTCAGTAGCCGTTCCGGTTTTTTCCCATAGACGTGCCATGACATTTCTTCGCAATGCCTAACGCATCCACGATAGTATTCGTGTTTGAATTCGTCTTTGTCGTCCTTGATTAACTGCTTCAGCTTATCAAGGAAATTGGGCGGGAATACCTGCTCTAAATCCATAGTAGAAAATAAGGGACTAATTCAGCCCCTTATTCTGCAAATACTGATGTAGGAGCGTCGAACGTCTGCGGGTTAGCAAAGTCCTGCCAGCTAATTTTCATCTGCCAGAACGCGCCAGTGGTGATACCGCGAGGCACAACCAACTTACCGTATGCAGTTGCCGGGGTGTCAACATAAACACCCTTACCGCCATTGAGAACGAAAACGAGTTTCCACTTCTTGGAGTTGATACCCTCAACAAAGTTTCTGTTTTCTTCTACGCCCTCAAATTCGATAGTGGCCTCATGCTTTGCGCCGGTGATCTGCGTGGACTCTTTGCCGAATCCATCTTCTTCGGTAGGTGTACCTCCTGGATATTCGCCGCGTGTTTTAGTTGCAACAAACAGGGTCGGAGGGGACGAGTTGAGAAGATTGGTATAGAAACCAACCGATTCCAGGTTAACCTTCGTCGGGGTGGTTGAATACGCATGTTCGTCAATGAATCCTACCGCTACAATTCCAGCCTGATCGATACCGCAGTTGATTTGGGTATATGCAGACTGATTCTGCGCACAAAAAATATTCATTAGTTGTAAAAGTTAGCCCAGTGAAGGGCGACCCCGATTATAGGAGTCTGAAAATATGCCGGGAGGCATCAAATAATCCTTTCGGATTCAGAATTTCTTAGCGTTACAAAGATAAGTATTAAATGGTATTCTTTTCGACCGAGTCGTACTTGGTGAGTAAAACCTTAGCCGTTTTGAGGTTGTACTTCCTGACAGGGGAGTCGTCGTAAGAGTCTCGTTTCCTCCAGGTTTCTCCGTCGATTATCACCGTGTCGTGCATGAGGACTTTTTGTAGTTTCAGGTGCATGTAATTAGGCATGTACCCGGTTTCCAGTAGCTTTTTCTGCTGTATGGATTGCCTTATGGTGACAATTTCGCCATTTGAAAGTTCAATGTCTTCCTGCTCCTGTGGGTTTCGTTCCTCGTTGAATACAGCCGGAATTCTTAGGTAAAAAGCGGGGGGTGGTGAAGATTCCAAATACTGGATTCCGTCAAAATTACTTGTGTTGTAGTATTCGATTTGAATGGTGTCTTGGTGTGAAATCTTAATATCAAGCGGGTCTGATTTTGCAAGTAGTTTAGTATCGTCCCCCTCTCTACGAATTGCCAAATAAACGGGGGCAGTGGGCCAAATCAGGGTTGTTGGCATCGTAATTATTCCGTCTTGCGTTCCGCTACCAGATACTATGATTATCTCAATTCTGTCTGAATCAACAGGGGCTGTTAACGAAAATGCAAATGTTTGACTAACCCCACTTGATAGGTTAGGGTTGTAAGAATTCGTTACCGATGTGGTTCCGTCTCCAAGCGAAACATTTATTGTAATCGGTCCAGTGGATATTGGTAAAAATGAAAGATTGAAAGAAATGGTTTTTCCGGATGATATTTTCATCGGTAAGGCCCATTTCACGCGAGAGAATGCTGTTACAGAGTAGGAAATTTGAGACGCGGATATTGATACAAGCGGATCAGTACCCGTGTCCGTCCATGTGGCCAACGGAAAGTAGTCCCAAAGCGTGGCTGTGAGTTCGTAAGTGTATGGTATTATCTCGGTGAATTCCAGGCGGTTAGGTGAACTTGCGTCTGATTCATGGACGTACAAATTACCCCTCGTTCCGCCTGTATATTGAATGCGTATAGAATCACCTACTGTTATGGGTTGAAAAAAGCAGTCTTTCTTAATGATCCCATAAGGTTCCTTTTCGTTAAAAGTTAACGGATCAGTTGATGTCGGTGATGATGGAATCCAAAACTGAATTGGCAGTGAATCGCTTATTGTCATCGCTTTACTATTTGTTCGTCAATTAATATAATCGGACCAATGTTTATCAGAAGTCTGCGAGGGTACATACCTTTCTCCATTCCATAAACGTGATAGCCAACATTCACTTTGTTGGAACATGAGGAAAGTAGAATCAGAATCATAATAAACCTCATAATCCAGTGGTTTGACCCTGCAATACTTTAAACTTTGCCTTTCCTTCCGTAACGTGATATTCCACGCTTACGATATGACAAGGGACGTGGCCGGTATTCGTCCGACTTACCCCGATGGCGTTCTTTCGATAGGTCCGCATGATTTTGTACTCATTCCATGTTATCGGGTGTTCAAATTCGTACACTATCGGAATGAACATGAATGAATTTCCGGCCCCTGAATCGATGTCTTGCTTTTCGCTGAATGAAACTCCGTCACCTGGGCAGTCTGCCGTGGTTGAAAGGGTAGATGCCATGTCGTAGTTACCTTCCCCGGAGGCGAAATAGAAGTCGTCATTTGATGTGTACCAATTCAGACACCCATTGAAGAATTTGAGCCAGTTGCGGAAAATCCGTCCTGCGGAAATTCGGATGTTGTAACGGGTGGTGTAATTGGTCAATCCGGTTACAGACGTGAAGTTTTCGGCCTTCTCTGGGATAGTTCGGTCGGATGATTTCAGGGCGATAATCATGATGTCGTTATCAAGTCGCCAATCCTTATTGATTTCGGCCCTGTTTCTTCGCGTCTGCTCAATCCCGAGGCTTGCCGCGTAGAACTTTGACAGCAAACTAATGTCTTCTCCTACGGTCTTAAATCGCGTCCTATACTTGCGTTTTGTCTGGGGGTCATCTACACCGGATTCTGATTCCGCGCTCCACTTCTGATAACCTATTTCAATGTTCTTGAAAATGTTCTTTGTGTCGTAGCTTCGTTCGATTTTGTTTACGTTGTCCAGATTTAGGATGGTAGTCGGATTGTAAAAATCTTCCTTCTTTTCAATCTCGATGTAATTCGTCCCGGAAATTGAGGTATAGCCAAGACCCAGGTTTAGAATTGGATTAGCCCCGGCCCACCAATCCTCAAATGACATCTGGAACGGCTTTGAGGCAATAGGGTAACCCCGGATTAATAGACCTGTTGTAAGAGCATATTTCCCGCAAGCTGAGTTAAGGAACGTACTTGTAATAGGGCTGTTTTGGCCAACGAGTTTTGAAACGATTGAGGTAGCCGAATCGATCAGGTAGAAAGCATCACAGGTGGTGTCGGTGTAGGTCGTATCAGCGTCAACCTGGATGTAGTTTGAAAAGAACTTAATCCACTGGAATGTCGCCGGACCTCCGGAAGTGTTTTTGAAATAGAATGTGATTGAATCCCCTACGTTTAGGGTTACGGTATTGGTATAGGTGAAATCCGTATAGCCGGATGTGGGATTTGTCCCGTGTGTAGCCCTTGTGAATGCGGTTCTTGTGGTTACACCAGATTGAACGAGTTTGATGTAAACATCAACTGATGTAATCGAACTTGACGAAGTTGGGTATGTTCCACCATCATTTGCGTAGATATGTGCATCGATGTAATACGACCCCGCCAAAGCGACTATAAACGTTTCAAATGGTTCTGTTGAGCTATTTACAGATGAATAGTCAGGACGCTCTTTAATCTCGTCCTTTGAAATCGTGTCTAGCGACATTACACCGTACTGTCCGGCTGGTAATGCTGTATAGACTACGTCCGTTCCTTGTTGGGCATAATAGCTTTGCCTGATGGACTGACTTGGAAGATTCAGGGTATAGGATCCCGGATTTGTCCGCGTTCCACCATCTAAATCTGTGGTCGATGACAGATCAACGTCAGTTCCCTTTCGATTGATAAACTTCTGCCAAAAATCATTCCTAATAACGCCAGACTCTAATTTGTAGAAGTCTGTTTCTTTAATCGATGTAATGTCAAGAAGGCCCGAAAACATGGTTTCGTATGTTGTACCATAGTCCTCTGAAATCTCGACCAAGATTGTTACCTGAGCGTCCGGCCCTTGTGACTTCTCAATAGCCCTGATGTAGTCAATGCCACCGTTATAGCGTCCGTCCTGCCCATAGAATAACATGGGCTGGTCGTAGAATTCTACCAGGGAATGATAGTCTTCGTTTCGTTCCAATTTCAAGACAGCCGTGTCCCATCCGCCTGGCTCGGATATGACAACCGAACCGGCAATAGTATTGGAAAGAGTGAATCTGAACTTTGGAAACATCAGTAACCCTGTACTTTACTTCTGATGTAGCGTTTGAAGTTTGACCCCTGACGCTCGGACCGCATGAGGGAGTAACCCTGAACGGCTAAATCTACTTTGCTTTCCTGTATGGCTTTGATGATGCCTGAATCGTCAAATACTGTTGCCTGTCGTCCACCGTCACCGGCAATGGTTCTGAGTATATTATCGTTGATCTTCCGGTCGTTTATGGCCTCTAAAAGGTTCCGGCTTTCGGCTGTGGCCTGTGCGTTGATGACGGATTCACCTTTGGATAACCACGCCGGTATTGAATCTGACGTTGTTGTTCCGGGTCCATCGATACCAACTTCACCCTTAGCAAATGCCCGGGTATTCAGTGATCGAGACTGCACCGATTTAACAGTCAATATTTCAATAGCCGCCTGAGCCGCCAGTAGGGCCGCGAATGGAACGCCAGCCGGAAAACCGAATTCAGCGAATGTCTTTGCAATACCAACAGCCGTCTGGATTTCAATGTTCTTGATTGCGTTTTCCTTGTCCAGTTCAATTTGCTGTTGACGGAATGCCGCATCATTAGCCGCCTTTTCTGCCGCTACTTTCTTTTCAATGGCCTTCCTTGCCTGTGCGTTGTTACCTGCTGAATCGATTTGATCCTGATAATATTGTGAAAGGTCCTGTTGGTCTAACTGTCTATCTATAAACAAGTTTTGAAGGATTCGGGCCGATGAATTAAGGGCAAAATCCTCGAAAGCCTGTTGAAGTTGTTGCTTGTATCTCTGGTGTGCTTTTTCACGTTCAAGGTCTGCCTTATCCTTTTCTTTTTGCAGATCATTTTCCCGGTCGCGGTCAATCTTGATTTGGTTCAGGCGTTCCTGATCTGCATCTTTAAGTATTCGTAATCCTTCCTCGTATGACTTTTCCGCATCGTCATTTACTGTCTGCTGTGCGTCTGCGAGAATTTGTGCTTCCTCGGATGCCGTCATTTGAAGGTTATCCTTAGACGCTGTCACCGGACGAATAAGTTGGGCTGTCTTTAACTGCTTCTGTTTAGCATCAAGCTGCGCCTGTAAACCGCCAATGCTGCCGTATGGTGCTTCCTCGATTGCTTTATTTAGCTTTTCGATTTCGTCCTTTAGCCCCTGGATGTATCCGATTTGCTCTTTTACCTGATCCTTATTTTTCTGAATAGCTGTCGATTGGTCGTTAAGAATCTTTATCGATTCCTCCTCAATCATTGCCAAATACCTCAACTGCTGTATTTTTATTACATCTGTTCTGGTGGATCCGGTAATGGCCTCCCTTTCTTTATTTATTTCATCAATTTTTTTCTTTCGATTGGCAATCTCTTGTTCAAATGCTTTGGGGTCTTTGGTGGAATCCAGGAATGGTTTAACGTTCGCCAATGCCTGTTCCTGTGCGCCCTGTTTAAGTACGTCCGCACCATCAGCCGCCGCTTGCGTGAGTCGGTTAATGATTCCATCCATAAACGAAACAACTCCAGAACTTTCCACACGCTTAGCGAGTGTCTGTTTTAGTTTCTCCCAGCTTACGTTTAACTGATCTACTTTGGTAGCGGAAGTTTCCACATATCCACCCATTTTTTCCAATTCAACCTTGGCAATTTGCGCTACTCCTGCTGTGACTTCCGCAACTGATTTAGACGCAATCGATGCGCCGTCAAACTGTTCGCGTAATCTGGTGGCCGAAAGTCCGAGGTTATCAAGTACAAGGATAGATTTACGACCTATACCCCTGACAATCGAATCCACCAGATAATCCACACTTTCGCCTGTTTGCTGTGCCCTGACAGCCGCGAATTCAAAAAGAACTCCTAAATGCTCTGCGCTCACTCCAAGGTTTGTTGCCTGAAGTGTGCGCTGCATAAGTTCAAAATCGGCTATTGTGCCGTGTGTATGTTTACGGAGGTCATCAAGTAAAATAGACGCATTTGGGAACGCCCTTCTGAAAGCCCTATCAACGCCCTCAACCTTTCCGGCAAGCGTATTCATTTCCAGGTACATATTGGTTACCTGTTTTACCGCCGCCACAGAGAATGCCGCAATGATTGTATTTTGAAGGTTCTGAAATACTCCAATAGAAGACTGTGCTTGATTCTGCGTTGTCTTCATCGAAGCATTGAACTGATCGATCTTAGCCTTAACCTGATCGTAATCAGCTTTCAGCCTGTTTAACCTTTCTGTATCGGATTGCTTGGTAAGGTCGATTTGTGCCTTTATCTGTGCCAGTTGTAATTTCTGGCCTTCCAGTGTCTGGGATATTACCATCCCGCTTTTGGTCACGGATTGGGAATAAGCCAGCATCGCCGACTCTGATTGTTTAGTCGCCGTCGCTACATCCTGAACTTTTGCTTTTGCCGCAGTAAGGGCCGAATCATCTACTTTATAGATGACATTGATAAGTTTGTTTGCCATTCAGGGAGGTCACTCTTTGTCCGTGTTGTTGGACTTGACCCAGACGTGGAAATAGAAGTCGTAAACCGACATCTCATAAAAGGAGGCTTCCCTTTCGATTTCAAAGTTACTCAATATTTTAACCTCTTCGAGCCGACTATCGACAAAGTCCTGCATTACTGCGAGAGGATGTCTTGCATCGAATTCCAGCCTTTTAGAAGTTCTGGCACTTGGTGTAAATAGTTTACTAAATCTTCTCTGGATGTAACCGTCAAGTGAGTTAACTCTTGAAACAGTCTGTGGAAAAAAAAATCGGTTACGTCGGCCTCCTTCCAACGTGCAATTTTTTGTTCGTTGTGGGCCTTATCATATCCGGTCAAAATCTCCTCTTCGTCAAAGTATAGACATGAGGCAAGGCGATAAACCGTGTCCGGCTCAAAGGCAATGTTGGCCCTCTGTTCCATGATTTCTAGTATTTCAAGGGCTTTTCCAAAGTTAATCTGCCCATTTCCGTTCTTGTCCACTGATGGGTTCAGGTGCTTTCGGATCTGGGCAATGCTGGCCTTTAATTGGTCCAATGAGGTACGAAGGTTGTACTCTTGTAGGAACGCTTGCATGATGACGTAACGCCCATATCGCTGGTCTGAATCGGACTTGAAACAGTAGTATTGCACCCCGTTTGCGACGAACGCTTTTTCGATCTTCCCCGCGAAAGACGGATGGTTTAGGTTCATTACCAATGGGTTGGCCTTTTTCGTATTGGTTTTTTTCATATGTTTGTATCGCACTTAGTCAAAGAATCTTTGAGGGGGCCGGAATAGTTTAAAGCTGTTTCGGCCCTTTGATCTTAAATAGGTCCTCACACTCATGCAATTCCCTGTGGTATAGTTCGGACACGTAACCCGGTCGGGCATTATCCAAATCCCTGTAAATCACTTCCCGGCTACGTTTCAGGTTAGCCGAACTGTTATTGATCTTCAATTCCATGTCCTTCCGTACATAGCTGAAATGATGCATGGTGGCCGATGACATCTTAATCCGGTCTCGGTGTGACGGCCTGCGTGTAGGGTCGATGTGGGCGTGCCCTAAATCGTCGTAGGCAAACGGAAAGTGTTTATGTGATCCAACGGTTACATCTGGCGTTAATTTCTGTATGAAGGGGACCAAAGTATGATCCGTACACCAAAGAGTCGGTTCCTTAATGTAAACCCTCAACGGACATACTAATCCGTTCAGGTTGTCGTGTATCATCTGGACCTTACCGTCAAATACATCCTGTTGCACGTAAAACTCGTCGCAATCCATCATCAGGAAATGCGAAAAACCGTCTTTTTTGGCCTGAATTAGCCCGAAATTGCGCTTTGTGGTCTCATTGTCGTGCGGGGCAAATCCTGGCACTGGCTCACAGTGAAAGAACTGAGCCTTTGGATGTTGAAAGGTGAATGGTATGTTTTGACCGTGATTGGATTGATTGGACCAAACGACGTAAACTCCTTCCACTACCGGTGCGATGTTATCTATTGACTTTTCCAGTAGGTCCAAACAGTCGGACCAAGCGTTGTAAATGGCAACCAGTTTCATTGGAACCCCCTTCTGAGTCTTCGGTTATAAACTTCCTTCCCCTGATTCCAAAAACAGTCACTTCGCTTATACGTGTCGTCTTTTACGGACCTTCCGTTGCAGTAGTGGTTGTGCTGAAATAATAGTTCCCGGTGTGGTTTGATTACGCCCATTCGGTTACAGACGTGGTACAGATCAACATCAACCCACATGGATTTATATTCAGGATAGAAGAAGTAACCCAATTTGTTGTATAAAGGGCGTGACATGATCGGGACAGTAAGCACTTCGGCCCTGAAATCCTGTAACCCATCGTTGACTTTAATCATGTACTCACCCTTATGGACATATTCTGCCAGGTGCTTTAATTGTTCGCCCCAATCAGGGAAGCAATCAAAGTCGTCAGACAGATAAACAAGCAGATCACCGGTAGAAGCCGCCGCCCCGTGATTGGTCGCCTGGACCACACAATCGTTGTTATTTACGATTATCTTATCCAGTGCCTTGTATTCCTCCCTGGTGGGATCGGATTGATCTAAGCTGAAAATATGCTCAATGGCGACCCCTCCTGATTCACGTATCCACTTCGATGCGGTGATGTATGCCTTTTCCGGTCGGCCCCTGGATGGGTGTATTAGTGAGATCAGCATTAAAACTCAAATTTTGTTACGTCGATTTGGTTGGACACCATAGTTGCCCACGCTCCGGGGCTTTCGTAGTTCTTGCGGTATTTAAACATTCCCCAAATCTTGTCAAGCATGTAACCTGTGGCGGCTGGTTCGCTGTCGTGGATTACGATGATCTTTGCCGAATAGGCGTATTTCTGTACGTCTATCCACCGGCGTTCACCCGGGGCATGATCGATCAAGACCACGTCCGGGGTGGGGTGCGCCGTATAGACATCGTCCCAATACACTACGTGCTGGACTTTATGATTGTCTGAATCGTAATCCGTGAATTTGGAATACCACTCGAAATTGTTGTCGAAGCTGTACAGTTTGCGGTCCTTGCAATACTCATGCAGGAACGGAGTGGACCCCTGACCCATGCCCATTTCAATCACGTCGCCTGTTGTGGCTTCAAGTGCTGGCCACAGGCAATAGCGGTGGTTGTCCCAATTCTGTACGTCTTTCAAAAATTCTGCTTTTGTCATATTAAATCTTTTGGTTTAGCCATTCTTCCAAATACACAAAGTTCATGTTGTCCCTTTAGCGGAAGGTTATCCGTAAGCGTTAACAGTTGATCCTGATCTATAACATAGCGGAATTCATCTAACAGTTCGTAAGGCTCACCGGCTTTCTTCTTTTCCCGGATGTAGTTTATGAACGTATTTGGATTAGTCCCCCAGGTGATGTTTCCTATCCTGATGATGTTGTAGTGGTTGAAGTTAGAGCGGATTAACGCCTCCATCTTTGTTTTGTGTCGGGTGTATGCGCTGTTTTTCAGGTAGATTGAAATAGTGGAGAAGTAGAACAAGCACAGGTTTTTAGGTTGACTCAAAAGCAAGTCCTTTTCCCGTTTGTACTGGTCTTTACTCTCACAGGCACTATTCGAAACGCCCGAAGCAAAAAATAAAGCACCTTCCCGGTCGTGTAATACTTTGGCGATGTCGCCAGAACCAACAATCACAGATCAATTCCTTTTTGCCTCAATACTCTTGGAATGTCCCACTTTCCGGTTGTGGGTTCTCCAAGGAATGAAGACGGTAGATAGTTGTAGTGATAGAAAGATTTCAGTGTTTTGTTCTGAATATCTTCCTCGAAGTTTCCATGATACATAAAATCCGGTATCGGTAGCGGATTGGCCCCTACAAGCTGTGCTAGGTAGCTGATTACTATATCCTCATTTTCCGTGAGTACGTAAGCCTTGAATTGCTCCCGGACACTAACCAATTCTTCGCTTGTCAGATTTGCTATTCGCTTTGCAATGCCACCACGAAGGTAAATAGAACATCCTGACATATTGTGAAGTTCCCCCAAATGACATTTGGCAAGCGGTCCGACCTGATGGATTCCAAGTATGCCGTAATTGTTCAATCTGAAAGACCCAACGACGTTTACCCAATCGAATACCTGCGAATTGCAAAACACAACGTCAGAATCTACAGATAGGACCCAGTCGTAGTCATCCACGTATTTACAAATGTTCCTGAGTGCATCCAGTTTCAACATAGAAGCCTCCCAACCGGCCCCGTTGCCGTATGGCATTTCGTTGGTGTTGGTTACCTCAATTCGTGCCAGTTGGTGACAGTATTTCAAAAGCGTGTGCTTCATCAACTCGCTCATCTCCAAATCACGGGAGCATGTGAAAGAGAATGCGTGTATTTTCATCGAAGAATGAATAACGAACTCCAATAATTGTACCCGGCCCCGTGTTCCTCTGTCAGCTTGTGGTGAACCGCGTCATAACCCAAGTCAAATAGCTTGTCTTCCATTTCCTTCATCTGCTTTTGGGTGTAGATGCCTGTATGAAGGTGGAATTCAATACTCCACTGTTTCGCCGGGGCTTCGTATTGGCTCATGATGATCTCATATTCAGCCCCTTCAACGTCCATTTTAATGAGGTCCCAAAAGTCAATACCGCACGACCTGGAGAATGTCGCTAACGTGTAGCACGGAACCTCACCGCCCTCTTTCATTCGGGTGGCCTGTTTGTCATTGGTCCGAAGTATTCCAGTTCGCCCGTCGTGGTCAGATATGGCACATTGATAGTACGCCTGTCCCTCGATGTGGTCCAAGTCGATAGAGAATACCCGATGACCCTTCTGGCGGAAGTAGTTAGTGAATTGGAACCCCCGACACCCGACATCAAGTATGGTCGCCTTTTCGGGTAGTAACGATTCGTCAACGTTGTGTTCTGCGATTGTGGTTACCATTTTAGTAATTTGTTGGTTCGCTGTATTCCTTTCGTGTTTCTTCTTTTGCCTTCCAATCATCTGGTATTTGAGGTGTCAGACTTTCTCCTGCGCTTGGATTGCCGTATAGTTTTAGGTCGTTCTGGTCAACGGTTCGTATTTCTCCCGTGTGGTAGAACCGAACGATGAATTGCGGGTTTGAGCTCACCGACCCGGCGATCATGAACAACACAAGGCAGTGGCCAAGTTTGCGCACATACCCGTCCATTGGGTTGTGTATTTCGTGTATGGTTTGGGTAATCATTTAAAATGCTTCTTTTGGAAGATTGAATTCTCCGAAATACAGTAACCTACTTCGTCGGCCCGTTGTGGCTGGTAACCGTTCATGTACATAGCCAAAGCAAATAGGGTTTCGTCGTACCTGTGGCCTTGTAGTTGTTCACTTGCCGCTTCTTGTTGTGATCCGAACAATCCGCCAATTTCAGTGTGGAACCACATATCAAAAACGGTATTTGCTATCTCAGTATTAAAGTCAAAGAAGTAAAGACTCCCGCCGACCAAGTGCCATCCGTTTTCACGTATTTGATCCCTTGTTAACCGGAAAAAATCGAGAGTCTTATTACTTACAACGTTGTGCAAAACGCTGTCATCCCGAACGGCAACGAGGGGAAAGGAGAGCAACTTATCAACCTTGCCGGTTAGGATCATGGCCGGATCAAGCCAGATGATTTTTTTGAATCCTTCTTCCTTTACTTCTTTGATTGCATGAACTTTGAAACCATACAGTGAATCCAGAAACTGTTTTGAGCCTTTTGGTAACTCATTGAGCCAAAAACGGATATTTGCCTTTGGGTAGATTTCTTTGATAGAATCTTTCAGCCGGTGCTGTTGCTGGACGTACTGTGAACCGAAGGCTACCGAAACAAAACAAACGTCATCCATTGTTAGCGAGTTTTTGAAATTCTGTTGTGTACTCTTTGAACCAGTCGAAGTTTTCATTCGGCCATACTCTTTCCAGTAGTCGCATAGTCTTTGCAAAGTTTCCACGTCCCGTATCGCTTAGTTTATACATATCACGAAGCATGTGGCAGTCTATGAATTCTTCGTGTTCCAGTGACCAGCTTCCGCGATCCACCCGGCCCCTGGCGAATCCGTTAGGTAATTGGCCCCGGTTAACGAGCGTCTTTTTGAATGGCTTTAGCCTTTGAGTGATTAGGTCCTGATCGCTGAACCAATACTTATAGAAGTCAGGGTCTTTGGCCTGTGGTAGGCTGTCCAGATCGCGTTTTATGAGTGAATTGTAGTCAGTCGTGTTAAGGTTCATTACCTCTACCCATTTATCCGATGGCATGCCGATGTAGCAGATCGGGTAATGCCCGTAACCTGTCAGGTCGTGTCCCCAGACGGTGATTTCGTTTTCGTCAAACTTCCAATAGTCGGAGAGTGGAAGCATGTCTATGTCGCCCGTCATCAGGTATCCGTCAGCAACGCAAGCCCCATACAAACGGGATATTTGGGTGATTGTGTCGGAACGGTAGCCGTCTATTGAAAAAACCTTGTGCCAGTTTTGAAATATGCGATCACAATGCCTTGCCACTAAATCAAATATTGGTGGTTGGTCATTCAGACCGTTCAGCATAACTATCGGGGTCCAGCCAAAACGTTCCCACGCCCAGCACACAATTGGGGTGTAATACAGGTAATCCGGGTTCCAGTTGGTTGAAAGGACTATGTATTTTTTCATGCCCAAAAGAATACTTTAGGAAATTGCTTTTCGATAGGGGTGTAGTAATCGCGATTAGGGTCGATATGGCGCAACCATTTCAACATGGGTGGTTCGTAGTAGCCCGCCGCACCGATATGCCCTGCGCAGTCGTTTAAATGCTTGTGGACCGGGTCAACGTCAATCGGTATATCTGGAATGGTATAATGCATCCCGTTATTCTCCGTGACCGTCTGACGCATACCTAAAACGAAGTGAGCCGTTACGCTGTCGGTCGCTACTTTTGGATAGATGTACCGCATTAGAAAATCCTGATCTGCGCCCTTCTTAGTAAAGTCTATTTCCCCACCGTTCTTTATGAGTTGGTCCCAAATCTTCTCCGGTTCCAGATTAAGTTTCAGCCGTTCATTCAGGTAACCAGGACGAAACCCGCACATTCCGCCCATCATTGGGATGTTATGGCTTATGGAGTCTGTAATGCAGTGGGCAGTCCGGTCTTCGCCAATCCACTGAGCAACTGCCTGAGCCTCCCGGTACGTCCCGATTGAGTCCGTATCACGGCAAATGATGTGAGAGTAACGCCAATTAGGGTGATCGTATGAAAATACGGTTTTAAGTCTCCACAGCATTGCCTTACACAGTGGCGCATCATCCTGAATGACTATTGCCGTCTGTGTTTCGCTTGCCAGCCAATCGAAAATCATCCGGTATGGCGAATTGTACGATTCTCGGTCAATGTTCAGCACGTTTGTCCACCCTGGATAAATAACCCGGTTGATGCGAACGTTGACAAAGAAGCCCCTGACGTAGGTCTCAAACTCAAAGCAGTTGGCTGGAGTGATCTTGTTGAAACCGAATAGTGAATAACTGATTGCTTTCATTTATTTAGTATTTTCCTGAATTCTTCTTCTTTGTATCTGTAGTAGCGTTCTCGCTGTCTCTGATTATACACTTCCTTGTTTTCATGCCATTTTTTTCGTGCCTTTTCAAGTATTCGATCTCTGTTTTTCTCATAGTATCTTTTGGCTACTTCTCGGATAATGTCTGGGTGTCTTTCCCTGTATTTTTCAGCGTGTATCCTTCTTGCTTCGGTAGTCATAGAAATAGGTAATCGAGTTTATGAAGTGTTCCGTTTTAAGTAGTCCAGAGTCTAAAAGCTGTTGCGAATAGTCCCGATCTTCCCCGTGATTCTTATCAGGGAACCGCATCTGTTTGGCTATTGATGAGCGGACAACGTTTAGGTGATTAGTATTCCGGTAGTACACACCTTCATGTTCAAACCATCGGTCGTACAGTATCGAATGAATGAACATTTTAGGGTTCTTTCCGTTCTCGGTAATGATTCCAGTAAGTGAGCAACAATCTGCGCCCCTGTTGATTCCTTCAAATGCTGTTTTGATGTAGTCGTCACTGATCCGGTCGTCTGAATCGATGAAAGCCAGGTATTCGCCTTCCGCTTTGTCTAACAGGTAGTTTCGCTTGCATCCAACGGAGTTTTCGTAGTTGTCTTCTATGGTTACGATCTCCACCTGACCCCATAGGTTCAATTCGCCTATCTGCTTACGGATTTCCCGAAGCAATACGACCATATAGGGGTTACGGTCGGGGGTGAACGGTATGAGGAGGGATAATTTCAAGACTGTACGAATTGGATCATGAAGTAATTGAACCCTGCCAGACATACGACAAACGGAATCCACAGAATCAGTCCGTAGTCATGTGATAATATCGTCAGGTAGATAAGCGACCCGTGAATCGATGCCATGCAGGGAGGACATAGGAATAACGGCTTATTCAGTCCACGTGGGCAATCTTCCTCCATCCTGATTGCAAGTGATTCGAGCAGGTAACCCGGAGAAAACAGGCACTTGACACCGAATATCCAGGCGGATGAAATCGGGATCATGAACAAAAGGACTAACAGCGTTTCGATAATTTCAGGTATCATAGTTTCAGTTTTGAATAGAATTCGTAAGCGTCTGAATCGACATTTTCTTTGAGCCATTCCAGATTTCCGTCGTGGTACTTATTGCGCTGGATGTGTCCCTTACCACCACAGAGTCCGACACCGTGTTTCATCCCAATAGCCTTAGCCTCTCTGTATGCAACCGGGCGACGGGCGCGGGTGGCGAAGGTCCAGAGTGACAAATCCAGGAACCGTTCGTTGTTTTCGGGCCAATCGAATAGAGTCAATGCGCTGATCTTAAAACCTGTCGTAAACAGTGAAGCCCGGCGCGGATGGTCCCAATCCTGATAGGTGCGGTTCCGAAGGTTGTAATACCACGTTTTAGCGTTACCGATAAATTCAGCATCCCATATCAGGTCGAAGTAGTCCGGGGCGTAGTAGTCGTCATTCTCGATAATGAAGCACAAATCAAACCCGTCTATTCTGGCTCGTTCAATTCCAACCTTCACCCGTTCGGTCAGGTCATAATCTGCGCTTGTTGGGGCGTAGTTTATGAAGTAGGATGCCGTTGGCTTACGGTTCATCCTGCCTAACTGATGGTGGCAGAATTCGGTAAACTCTGGTCGGTCGTTCCTGTCGGGTGTGATGGTGCAGAATTTCATTTAATATTGACAACGACAACCCATATAAAGAATGAAATGCAAACACAAGTATAATGGCCCCAATAACCTATGTATGGGCTACGCTCGATGTATGGAATTAGTGTTATTGGCCGTTCGCTCATATTTTTAAACGGAGCTCGCCACACGTATCTAAATTCTATTTTCATACAGTTGATAATTTTTTTGCTTCTCTTGTATATCCATTCTTCATAAACTCATTGATCCAAATAAGCTTTCTTTGCGCTTTAGTTGATCCAAATGGTTGAAGTCTGAAATGACCACGAACCTTAAAAGAGTCAGATTTAACTAGTGTTGTATACCATGTTGAGTCAACAATGGTTATTGGTAGGTTTAGCTTATTATGATACCTACAAGCAATAGATTCCTTATTATTTGGGGCCAATACTTTTGTTTCTATCTCTGCATATTGAAGAAAAACCTCACATTGGATTATTAATGGAACTTGACAACTTATTAGTTTGTATGCTACATCAGTAATTATTGAGTGTGACGAAATTCCGGCTGCGCAGAATGCGTGACAATCTTGGTCTGAGTGATTCCAATATCCAGATATGTGGTAATTGAATGGATTATGCTGTTTAGATGTTTGTTGGCACAGCATAGAAAATACTGTTTGCTCATCCTGTTTTTCTATTGCGAATAGTGTGGTCGTTACCCCTCCGCCCTCATTCCATATTACACACCGTCTAACTGTTTGAATCTCGTTCCTTAAACTCAATAATTTTAAAATTGTTTTTTCATCCCCATAGTCAAATGCCTCAACAACTGGGTGTGTTATGTACATAATATTTGAAAGGCATTCCGATAATACCTTTTCATTTCCTCTTGCTATATCATCTGGAATCTCATTTCCCGATGTGATGTAATTAGATAATCCCAAATCTTTGAATGATATTGGCTCAAATAGAATTGGACATTTTCTCTTGTCAATCTTCATGCGAATATCTTTTTACATGGAATCCGACCCTTAAACGCCCCGGTATTCTCCCCCAGGTACACGTTCACCCCCCTAAGCCTGAGCAACCGAATGAACCGTAGGTAGGTCTCGACCTCATTGGCCAACACATGATCTTTCACGACCGGGTGATTGTCGAAGTCCACCCCGTACAGTACAATTTCTTTATGTCCCTGTTTGGCCGCAATCGATATGGCGATAAATGGGCTTGTTTTAGAGTGGTAGATTGTATTGGGGTCGAAAGTATGCCGGAACGGTTCGGTGTGAATCCTGACGAAATCTGGATGCCCTGCCCAGTGTTGTAACTGTGAATAGAACCCGTCCTTTGCAACCGTCTCGCGGATGATCTTCATCCTTTCAGGTTCGAATGTTGAATTGACACATACCAAAGCGTTTACAGGTTTACCGAATTTCAGACAGTCGTTCACGCCGATACAATACCCTTTTCCATCCCACGAAGCTCCAGAAGGTCCACAGCCGAGTACTATCATCTGTATTTGTCTGGTTTCTGGATAAAATCTGGGAACCGGCAATCGATCATATACCGAACGTTGTCAAAGAAGTGCCGTCCCTCTTTAACCGTTTTGATTAGTTCTCCTTCTTCGTCAACGGAGGCATAGACACAGTCCGCGATTGTTTCTTTGCAGTTTTTGGTGATCCTGAAATTCGCGTTTTGCAGGACGGAGTTGCAAAGAATGCGCGAGTTAACGTGCGAGAGATTAGACCGCCTGACGAGGAACTGATTGTCCCGTACTCCGAGTGCCTTTTTGATAAGTATGTAGTGATTGACTCCTCCACGTACAAGAGGGGAGCGATTATTACCAGAAGCGTCACCAGTGATGTAAATATTACCAAGCCAAGAAGGATATTTAGCAGTAATTCGCTCACAAAGTTCAGGAGTTGAACCATTCTCGATCTTGATTTCATCGAATATGTATAAGGTTTTTATGTCCGTCACCTGCCCGATTAAACACGTCATCGGGTCTTTGTTGAAGTCGAATGAGATTGTTAACGGGATGTGAGGATTGGGGGAATAACTGTCGATCTCGTGCTTATGAAGCTGGAACGAATACAGGAACGGACTCTTGACCGCGAAGGCTGACCAATCCCCGTCAATGAGTCGTTTTTTTGTGAGTGCGTCCAGGTTATCCAACCGGCTCATGTAATCCTTGTCGTCTGACAGGGCCGGGTTGTCTGTGATCTTTGCGGGTAGATAGTACCAATCGGATGGGAGCGTTCCGCTATTGTACGCATCGTAAACCTTCGTCTTGGGCCACATCAGGGTGGGATTGACGTTGGCAATAACCACCGGTTTAGGTTGCTTTCCGGGGACCTTATGACGACCGGCGCGGATAAAACAGACATCTAACAGCCCTTCGTTTAATTCCTCGATCTGCTCCAGGATGAACCCGTTTACCTCCAACCCCTTGAAACGGTCGAAATCTTTGTCATTGGCGTAATCTTCGGCCATGAATAGTATCTGGGATCCATTGTTGAAAGTTACCGTCATGTCCTGCTGATTGTAAGACAGGACAAAGTGTTTAGGGCAAATCTTCCAGAATGTTCTAAGGCTGGTTTTTTTGAGGGTAGGAAGGGATTCGCGAATAACGCACCACAGCGACCCAGGATAGAACTTAGCCAGCAGTACGGCGCAGGCCATTGAAACGTATGACTTACCGCCACCCATCGCCCCGCCATAGCACAGGAACGAGTATTTACCGGAAAGAACCGCCCCGATAAATTCCTCCTGCTTTGGGTACGGCTCGAAAATGATGTTATCAGAACTCAATGATTTGACCATTGATTTTGAATTGCTGGCCTTTTTCGACAGAGTGATTCAGGTCAACCTTTTCGGTCGGCTTACCTGCTGCGTGTTCGTAAACGAATTTGATAAGCGAAGGCTCCCCCGATTGTAACAACCACTTAAACCCTTCCTTTAGGCTCCCGTGTTTTTCGGTAATAGCCTCGACTGCTGTGTTTACGATCTTTAGTTCCTCTGCTTTTGGCTTTCGGCCCGAACCTGGCCTTGCGCCACCTTTTTTAGCCATCAGTTGAAAAAATATTGCTTAATCAATTAAAAATCCCCGAAAGAAGGGGCCGACCTCCCCAGATCGACCCCTATAACCCAAACAAATAAACTTACCTGCATCTATGAATTTCATTCTTGCAATTGCCTTTATGTGCGAGACTGTAATACCCATAGTATCCCCGAGACGCTAAATATTCGCAACCCTCTATTTCAACTATTTTGTAAATATCGTGATCGGCAATAATGATGTCAGTATCGCGCGACGGAACATTTGAATGAGGACTCCTACATGAAGCCAAAACCACGATTAAAAAGAGTATTTTGATCTTCATACCGTCTGTTGTTTAATCCTCGATACCGAATAACCCATCTTCTTTGCCCACTCTGGTTTCATCTCGATCATCACGTGGCCCTTTCTTGAAACCGGGAGCCAGTATTTTTCATCCAATAGCATTTCCCCTGATCTTCCCGCCATGTGGTGAACCTCCTGGGCTTTCAGTGTTGGATATACCGCGCATTTCTTCCCTTTAATGAACTCCTTTGCCCTTTCGTGGTATTCGTCCATTTGGCCCTTTCTCTTTGTCGTGGCCTTAGCTATCGGGGCTTTCACTACGTCCCGTAATGCTTTGTTATGGCTCGAACATAGTCCGGTGGTTCCTTCGGTGGGACGGTTGCAATCAGGTACGCGGCAATAACCCATCATCATATCTTCTTATCCAGTTCCATTTGCCTTATCCAGAAATTAACCGCCTTCTTGTCCAACTCGAAGTAGTCTCCCATCATGCGGAGCAGTTGCTTTGTGTCGTACTTCCCCGCGTTTACGTTTTTCAGGTTATTGTTCTGACTTAATTGGTAGTCCCTTGCCGTGATGGTTTCGCTCATAACTCCTCACCGGTTAAAGCAAAAAATAGGTTCTGTAATTGGTGGACGTATTTAATCGTGTGTTTTCCATTACGATAGAAAAATTGACCGTTGTCTTTCATTTCAGTAATACTCACCAACCAATCATGAGTAACTTCGTTTATTCCATTCCACCATTCATAACAAACACCGCCTTCTCTTTTCTTAAACCCCAACCGTTCCAGCCATTCAGGGGTGAGGGGGATGGGGGAAATAAATTCGCTGAATTGATTATAGTCATCATGTCCGTTTTTCATCCGAACAGTGCCTTTTGATTTATGAAATTGTTCATCAAAACCTTCTTCTACTGAGGTTACCACAACGGGGATGTTAGCCAATTCAGGCCACGCCATCTGGTTATCAATGGTCACCCAGTTACCTATCCTTAACTCCTTTGGGTCAATCATCGCCTTTGTTTGGTTTTTTCATACCTTACCATTTGAAGAAGTTTCTCCAATAAATCGGGGGGGGGGTATTTGTTTACTCATTCATGCAAACTATACGTGGCTACTTTCAAAAAATGCCTCATTCGGGTCAAAAAGCCTAAAAAATGCGGGTTACTATAACTTCCCAAGCTGATTAGTCCCGCTCTTTCGTCCCTCAAATCTCCCCGGATTCGCACTTCTAAGCAACAAAAACCGCGAATTTATTTGAGTATAAGGGTTAGTATAAGGTTGAGTATAAAGGTCAGTATAAGGCTAAGTATAAAGATTCTACGTTGCTACTATGCAAATGCGTTCCTATATTTGTGACGCATCGAATTAGTCATGGCCGCATATAGTTGCGGTCAACCTTTTTACCCATAAGAGCGGGAACAGGCTCCATCGGTCACGCTTAATCTCCGATGGACCTGTCCCTTGTTTCTTTACTATACTCTGATAACATGGCGGGACCCATAACCGGGCTTTGGCCGTACGAGATACGGCAACCGCTACCAGAGTAGATTTGTATTAACCACTCCCCATGAAACGCCGTATATCAATCTCCCTGTATCTGGACGTTCGGTACAAACTCAAAACAGGACGGTTCCCGGTTAAACTACAATGCAACGCCAAAGAGAACGGCAAATGGCTACTTCCGTCTGCGAAAGCCGCTTATTTAGCCTCAAATCCTTGATTTTTTCACCGAACGACATTTTTTCTAATTTTTTTATACTTAGTCATTGACTTTGTTTAAAAGTCGTGTACCTTAGTATCATATTAGAACAAGATAATCAAATGAGCGATACGACAAAAACCATTTCGGTGGAGGCAGTACATCTTAAGGAGGATGCTCACCGTGATATTCAACAAATCCAGGCTTTTATTGAACTGACCACCGGCAAACGCCCCACAAAGTCAGAGACGGTCGCAATGACAACCGAGGCCGGAATACCTGTCATGAAAAAACGAATGGCCAAATACGTCCAAAAATAATAACGCTATGATACTTGAAATCTACCGGGGCTACACAATCACCGACGAACCAAACGGGGGCTATCCTTTTTCGATCTACGACGAAGAACGGAACCTTTTGATGGACGCTGATTCAGACACAATAGAACAAGCCAGACGATCAGTTGATTATGTGGCTGATGAGAAAGAAGCAGAGGAACAAGCCGAACGGGATAGAGAATACAGAAGCCGTTACCGTCATTCTTATGACGAGTGGAGAGACATGAGACCCGGATATAGCACTTGGTAAACATTTAACCCAAACAGATATGAACCCAACCCAAACCATGCAAAGGCTTATTGAATTAAGAGCCTGTGAAGAAGCCCGCGAGTGGGCTAAAGACAAGACCGCTAAAGAATGTTGGGAGCAATGCCATCGTGGAGATTGGCTATTATGGTGGGCTAAAAAGGAAGGCGTTGGATTACGCGAATTGACGTTGGCTAAAGGCAGATGTGCTGAAACGGTTATTCACTTAATGAAAGATCAGCGCAGTAAAGACGCTGTTCAGGCGGCTATTGACTACGGAAACGGATTGATTACTTACGACCAACTACGGGCTGCTTATGCTGATGCTGCTGATGCTGCTGATGCTGCTGATGCTTATGATGCTGCTGATGCTTATGCTGCTGCTGCTGCTGCTGCTTATGCTGCTGATGCTTATGCTGCTGATGCTGCTGATGCTTATGATGCTGCTTATGCTGCTGCTGCTTATGCTGCTGATGCTTATGCTGCTGCTGCTGCTGATGCTTATGCTGCTGATGCTGCTGATGCTTCTGTTGCTTATGCTGATGC